TGTTATACCTGTTTTAAAATAACTATCAATATTTAACCCCCAACTTGTAATATCTGATGAAGGTAATCCATCGTAAATTTCATAAGTATATTTTGTATATAAATCATCAATAATTGTATTAAGATTATCATTTACTGAAGGTACGTCATTTGGAAATACAATTGTAATTTTTGTTTCTGGAAGATCATTTGGTTCTGCAGGTTTTGTTTTTCCTTTAATTGTTTCAATATCACTTTGTAATTTGGCAATTTTGAATTCATAATTTTCAATTGATACAAATTTATCAATATATGGGTCACCGCCAAATGCAAAAAACTCAGCAATTTCTCTTTGTTTGCCTGTCGTATTAGCATAATTCTTTAATTGCTGTGGATAATCAACAAGTAATGTAAAACTAAGTGTTGCCCCTCTTTCTGAACTTATATAGTTATACATTGGTTCATTTCTACCAATTATCATTGTTGGTTCGAATTTAGCACTACTTGTTTCCTGAATTTCAAGATTATATGGAGGAAACCACATGATTCGCCCATTAAACGGACCGACCTCACACGCAGGTATTGGTGAACCATATTCATCATCAATAATACCATATGTATCTTTACTTAATACCCTAACTGCAAGATTTTCAATTGAAAACATTAAGTTTTTTGGATTAATTGTTCCGTCTTTCTCAAGTGTTGGATGAATACGTGGTATTACTGATTTATAAATTACAGAATCTTTATTTCCGCCATAAACCTGATTGCCATCAAATCTTATTGCTTTTGCAAATCTGTCATATTGATCTAAAATACTATGTTGACGTACACCAGTTATGCCAGCAATATTATTATTGGGGTCACTTGCATATGTACTTGAATTAGCTTTCCATAATGCAGAACCGTTAAAACCATCAACTTTCCCACTATTAGTAAATGCTTTTCTTGTCATGTCAACAACTTTTCCATTTGTTGCATTTAATAAATTTCGGGTATATTCTAATAATCCTGCACGTATTTTATATTGACTGTTTATTGAGTTAGAAGGAGTTACTTGTCCATCAGCAGCATTATTTGTACCACGCAAATCATTAATATTATTATTTGCATCAGCAGTAATACCATCTCTACCCCAGACAAGTTTATTACTTATATTATCATTACCAAATTCTTTGTCATTATTAATCCAAGGATTTTGAGCATTATCATTCCAGACATTATTAGTATCAACTGTTTTTTCAGTATTACCAAAATTATTATCTATAAAGTCTTGATTAGGAGCATACTCAGGACTATCGCCTTCTTCATTAATATATGCAGTAATCATGCTTATATTTGCATTAGTAATTGAAATACTACTTTTTGCAAAATCATGTGATATATAAGCGTTAAAATATTTATTATCAAAATTAAAAAATCTTTTATCGTCTTGACCAGTACCTACTTGTTTGTCATTTCCACCTAAAACAATACCTCTCGGTAATATTTTTGCACCAGCACTGTTTGCTGCGCTATAAAGTGCGCTACTATCCAATTTACTTTCTTTATATATGTTTTTATTTATAGCATCATATAGTTTTCCTAATTGTCCAGCACCTGTATTATTGATATAATCATCATTTGTTGGATTTTTAGTAAAAGGATTTTTGTTTGTTGGATTATTATATATTAGGTCATCGAGAAAATTTTGAAATCCTGATTGCGGTACTTTAGTTATTTTATAATCGACATTCTTTTTAAATAATTGTCCACCTTTAAGAAAACCGCCCAAATCAATTTGTGGTAATGTTTGTTGTGCAACATGCGAAGAAAAATTCATTGCAAATTGTTTACCTAACATCACCAAACCAATTTCGCTCAATGGTGTACTGTTACCAATAAGACTTGCAACTCTGCCAATTACTGTATTATTTAAGTCAAATCCTTGAAATGGAGCAAGTGCTGAACCAATACTACTAATAGCATTTACAACTTTTTGTACACTATTTGGACTAAGCGGATATTCAACATCAGGAGTATATAGATTTCTTGATTCCAGTACATTTCTTAAATTAGCTGAATTAGCCAATAATCTTGAATTCCCACCATTATTAGTAAGATCATTACTTGAAGTAGTGCCAGCAAAAATTGTTTGTGGTTGGTTTATGCTATTATCGTTTGCCATTAATAGTTTTTTAATAAATACTTGTAATATGAATTTTAAAAAATAGAAATTATTGGTTCACATTTTGGGTACGTAATTCTTCCTGATGCGTAATTGCCGTATTTGCTTTAAAAATTTTATTCATAAATCTTTGACCGTCAATATTTAAAGTAATATCATTTGCAAGTTGAACGTTTTTATCTGCAAATTCTACTTTTAATGGAGTTTTTAATAATGATGCTATTTGTGCAAATGCTGAACCACCTTTAGTATTCATAGTTGAAATCGCATTAACAGCATTTTCAACAGCAAGAAAATCTTCTTTACTACCATGCATAACAGCATTAATTTCCTTAAATGCTTCACCAACTTGAGCTATTGCTTCAGAATTTTTTGCAATTCTATTTAATGTTGCAGAAAATGCAATTAAGCCTAATCCACCAACAGTAAATAATGCCATACCTGCAGCCATTGCAGCAATACCACCACCTAATTCCAACATATCTTTACCAGAACCTTTAGCTGAAACAGACAATTTAGAAAGACCTTCACCCATAACTCCAATACCTGCAGCAGCAGCACCAATACCTACACCAACTAATGCAACTGCACCACCAAATGCCAAGAGACCGGGGGCAGCAGCCGTTGATGCACCACCAAATAACATAATTGCACCCGCAACAGCAGCACCAATTCCCACAACTATTGATATTGATTTAACAATACTTCCTAATGTTTTTGCCTGTTCTGGAGTTAATTTAGCCATTGCAGTAGCAAGTAAACTAATACCTGCAGCAGCAGCACCAATACCAGCACCTACACCTAATGCAGCAGCACCAATACCAGCACCTGCACCAGCAAACATTTTTCCTTTTCCAGCCATTGCAGCACCTGCACCTATACCTCTGCGTTGATCAGCCAAACCACTAAGACCCTTTTTACCTAAATCTTCAGCAACTGCTTCACCTTCTTTCCCAGCACCTTTGCCAAGAACACCACCAAGACCTCCACCTCCTCCACCACTAATTACTTTTCCTGCTCCTGTTACAAATCTATCAGCAACACGACCTAATCCAAGTGTTATAACTTTCCATACTCCACCTGCAGCAAGTAAAGTTAATGCTGCACCAGCTATACCTAAACCGCTTTTACTTAAAAAGTTTGCAAGTGGCACAATTGTAACACTCATTACTTTATTAATTGTAGTTAATAATGGTAATAATGATGCTTTAAGCATTTCTATAGTAGCCTTGAATGTTTGATCAAATGTCATTGCTTGTTCAGCACGTTCCTGTAAAGTTTTTCGTTCCTGTATAAATGAATTTGTCTGATCTGAAGTTAAAGTACTAATGTCTTTCATAGTACCACCAAGAGATACCTGAAGTTGATTAGTCTTTGAATTTAATACCATTGCACCAGTAATCCACTCTTTTTGTTTAGAGGTTAATCCTTTACCACCCATTTGTCTTTCAGATAAATCTAATTCTGCACGTCTTTGTGCAATTTTAGTCATTTCTTCAGCACTAATACCAAGTGCTTTACCTGCTTGTTCAAGTCTCTGTCTATCTGCAGGACTTATAAATTTTTCAAATACACCTTCACTATTTTTTTTAAAGGTAATAATACCTTTAGTCATTTTTGAAATTTCTTCCTGCCATTTTTCTGGTTCGTTACGAGCTAAATAAAACGCTTGAAACGGGTCAGTCTTTGCAAAATTACCACCCATAACCTGTAAATTTGCAAACATATCAATAGCACCTTCAAGACTTTTTGCAATTGTTGCAGAATTAAGTGCAGACTCTACACTAACTTGTAATTTTTCAGCATTTTCAGCCATTTTAGCTATACCCTTGACACCGGAAACAAAACTAAATGTATTTACTTTTTTAAAATTATCTATAATATTTTTTAATACTTTAGTTGTATTAACACCCATTCTTTCTGAAGTATCAACAATACCCTGTGTATAATCCATTGCAGATTTAGCATCAGCACCCATAAATTCAAATTGCGCTCCAAGTTTTGTTGCCTGTTCAATACCCAGACCAGTACCTTTACCAATTAAAGTAATATCTTCAAGCATACTTGCAGTTAAAGCACGTGCTCTACCTGTTTCATCAGCATATCCTTGTTGAATTGTTTGTAAATCGGCAAGACTTCCGCCTATTCTGGCTGCAAATACTGCAGATTTTTCAAAAGCTGCTCGCATTGCTTCAGCTTTTGCACCACTCATTCCAAGATTAAGAATGGTATTTTTTATTGTTTTATCAGATTCTTGTAAATATCTCCAACCTTCTTTTATTGCATTACCCAAATCTCTGGCTAAACTAACAACCTTTTCCCTACTTTTTTGTTGTTTAACTAATTCTTCATTAATACTCTTTTCATTAGCAATTGCCTTATTTTGTTCGTTAACAAGGTCTTGTAAATATTTCTTTTGATCATCTTCTAAAGTGGCAGCATTAGACAATAATTCATTAATTACTTTTTGTCTTTCACTAATAAGTAATTGGGTTTTACTTCTTTCACTTTCCGACTCATTAAGTCGTTTTACCAAATCAAGTGATTTCTGATATTCGTCAACTGATCTTGCTGTTGCCATTAATAATAAATTTTAGTTATATAATATAAATACAAAAGATCGAGTTTTTTATTATCTCGATCTTTCTATTATTTTATTTTATCTTCTTCTATTTGCTTTTCTTTGTGCCTGATCTTGAAGTTTTTCAATTTCTTCATTTTCTTTTTGTAATAAATATAAAAAGTGTCGTCTACGATATATGGGTATATTTTCTATATAATCTGCTTGAAACTTAGCGTGCTTGGTCAATATATATATTTCTTCGTTGACCATCTTTTTATACTCTGACGCTAAGTTCTTGGGAAAAAAAAGTCTACGCCCACAGCTAAAGTTGCAGTAAATTTATAATTATCTTTTGTTATAAATTCATATGCCATATCAACATCAGGACTTACAGTTAATATTTTTTTACGTATCACATAAGCATCTAATGCTGGCATTGCATCAACAAATTTATCGATGTATGTTCTATCTGTTTTATCATCAATTGCAACAATATGTGCTTTTAATTTCATGGTACTATATTCATTAATTTCACTGTGATATGCTTCTTTAATAGCTTCAGCTTTTTTTGAAATTATTGTATCTTCCCCAGAAGTAAGTAACCTGAGAGTAACTTTTTTCTTACGCATTATAAGATCAACAAAAAAATGACCAGCTTGATCAGGTAGTTCTTCAACCTCTTTATATTGTAATTTTAATAAATCAACTACAGTATTAAATGGTATGCCTGTTCTTGGGTCAGATACTGTAACGGTATAATTGGGACCGTAACTTGAACAGCGTAAAAATAAAATAATTGCATTCCTATCACCTTCCAATAAATTATCAATTATTACTCCGTCTGTTTTAATTTTTCTTTTAAGAAGCATATTAAGAACATTTCCGCTATCAATTAAAGAAGGGGTTGTTAATAAATCTTCATCTTTTGAAGTCATGTATTCAACATTAACTTGAGAAAGACCATCTGGATAAAATACACCTTTTGAGGGTAATTTTACAATTTCATACGAAGTCATCAAATCGGGGTCAGTTTCTTTGGACATCGTTTTTTCAAACTCCTGTGGATTAAAATTTGATTTTGGCATTGTAGGAATTGCCATTGGTCTGTTTTCATTATCAGAAAGACCATGTTCTTTTTTGTACTTTTCTAATGACGCAGCTATACTTTCTTTTTGAGGTGCGTTTTCTAATTCGTTTGCCATAAAATTATAATTTTTTATACTTTATTATTATTGTTTCGATAAATACTGCAAAAAAAATTTTTTAAAAATAATTCAAGATTTTTAATTAAAATACGTATTAACATATAATGACTATAGATATAGTCACAGAATTATATTTATAGTCAGAGAACTAAATAAATAGTCATAATGGAAGCAAAAATTTTGGTAATATATATTGGTATTGGCGGTATTAGAAGCGAAGATATTGACACTTATATGAAAAAAGTAACAAAAAAAATCACACCAACTACTTTTGAAGGCGAGATTATCGTTCTGCCAACACAGTTATTGGTAGCACCAGATACAAGAATTGAATGTATTAATCCTATTTATATTACTGATGTTGAATTGGTAAAACAACATACAATAATGATAAAAAAATTACAAGATGAATTACAAATTCAACTTGATATATTAAAACAAAAGAACAATGAGTAAAAAATTAAGAGTGGGGATTGACATTAACGAAGTCCTACGTGCAAAATGGTTTCAGTTTGATAAATTTTATATAGAAGAATTTGGTGAAGAAGGTGCTCCAAAAGGACAACCATATGTATATGATTATTTCAATTCATATGAATTTAAAGACACTGTTGAAGTGGGTAAAGAATTAAAAGAACCTGAAGATATGCCACAAAATATCAATCCTCTGGACTATCAGATAGATGAAAAACTTGGTGAACCACCAGCAGATATCTTTTTATTTAAAGCACCTGTGAAAACTGAATTAACAGCAAGAGAAGTTTATAATCGTTTTATAAATCAGGATTTTCTTTTTGAAATTCATGGTGCTGCAGCAATGATGTATAGAAATATGGATGTAGATGTTAATAAATTTCTTGAAAAATATCAGAAGTTTGCAGACTTTACAGTAGTATCGATTGAAAATAAATTTACAATACCACCAACAATGTTTTTCCTGAGTAAAATATCTATGAGATTCAGAAATTACAAATTTGTTGATTATGCAAGTGAAATGTGGCAACACATGGACGTGTTAATAACAAGTGACCCTGCAATTCTTAGTAGAAAGATTCCTTGGTTTAAAAAATTAATCAAAATAACAAGACCTTACAACGAAAATATAACTGCAGGGTCAATTGAAGTAAAGCAAGTTGCCAATTTAATTGACAACAAAATTTTCGAAAAAATAATTAAATATAAAACGCATTTAATATAATTATTTAATGTTTCTATATTAACGCTGACATTAATGGTAGTATTAACATATTAAGAAAAGAAATTGGAAACGATTGGTTAAAGCCAATCCTATCCAATAGAGGGTTTGTGGTAGACCCAATAAAGGTAGTGCCTTTATAAAATAAAACATTATTATAGTGTTTTATATACCATTAAATATAAAAAATAAATAAAAGAAATAATATTAAATATAAAAAATAAAAAAATGAGTGAAGAATTATTAAACAATGAAGCACAAAAAGCTGAATTAGAAAAAATTGAAAAGATCAAAGTATCTTTAGCTAAAATTACAAATAAGAAATCAAAATTCTTGTTTTGTATACCTGAATCACAAAGTCCAACAGCTTCTGTATATGAACTTTATTTTCATGCTACAGTCGTAAAAAACATGGGATATGAGGTAGTTATTATGGTTGAAAAAGGTGATTATGTTCCACCTGTTTGGATTGAAAAAGAATTAACAAATCATAAACATGTATCAATGGCAGACCCTAAATTGACGGTAGGTCCTGAAGACGTAATGGTAATTCCTGACATATATTCAAATGTTATGGAACAAACAAAAAAATTACCTTGTGTAAGAATTGGTTTTTTACAATCGGCTGATTATATGACTTCGGCTCTAATCCCGGGCACAGACTGGACATCATTTAATATTCAGGATGTTATTACAACCTCACCAGTACTTAAAGAATGGCTTGAAACATTTTACAGCAAAGGTAAATATAATATTAGAACATATAATATTGGTATTCCAGATTATTTTGAAAAATCAGACGTACCTCAGAAACCAATAATATCCATTATGGGTAGAAACGCAAATGAAATTTCAAAACTTGTAAAACTGTTCTTTGCTAAATATCCTCAATATTCTTGGGTAACTTTTGACCCAATGTTAACAAAAAGCAAACCACCACAGGCAATGCGCAGGGTTGATTTTGCAAAAAGATTACAGGGAAATTTTGCTGCAGTCTGGGTTGATAGAATTTCATCATTTGGTACATTTCCACTTGAATGTATGAAGTCTGGAGTTATTCCAATTTGTCTTAAACCAGATATTATGCCAGAATATATGCTCGAAAGAGATGAAAAAGGTGTTGCAACTAAAATTGTTGAAGGTGCTGGTATCTGGACAGAAAATTTTTATGATCTTCCAGTATTAATTGGTGAAGTACTTGTTAAATTTCTTGATGATGCAATAAAACCTGAATTATATGAGAGTATGAGTAATGTTGCAAGCAAATATTCTCAGGAAGCAAGTGAAAAACGTCTAAATGAAATTTATGGTGAAATAGTTAATCAAAGAATTGCACTTTTTAACAGTGCACTTCAACCAGTTCAATCAGTTATACCCTCAACACCAGTAGCAGTAGCAATATTAAGTGGTGATACTGTACAAATACCAACGCAAACGGTTGATATATTATTACCACCAGTTAATGAAGAAAAATAATTTTAAATAAAAAATAAATAAAATGAATATTACAACAATAATTCCAATACATGAAATTGATGAAAAAATTTCAAGTTTTTTAGATAAAGCAATTGAATCAGTACAGAAACAAGAAGGTATTGCAGAAAAACCAAAAATTGTGGTTGTTTATGCAGCAAATATAGCAGATAAAATGATGAAATATTTATCACCACTAGCACTTAAACAAGCCGCAGATTTTGATGGCGTTGGCATTAATAATTCTCTTGTTGCAAATAGTGGTAAAACCGATTATCAATCACAAGTTAACTTTGCTGTTAAGAAGATAGCTACCGATTATTTCTCTGTACTTGAATTTGATGATGAATATAGTACAACATTTTTTAAAAATGCCGAAAAATATATCAACTCATATCCAGAGATTGATGTTTTTTTAACAATGATGATTGAAGTTAATGAGAAGAATGAAGGCATAAAAATGACAAATGAAACAGTTTGGGCACAACAGTTTGTTGGAGAAAACGGTGAAATGGGTTATTTGAATGTCAAAGCACTTCAGCAATATACTGACTTTAAATTATCAGGTGCTGTTATTAAAAAATCAGAATTCGAAAATCTTGGAGGATATAAATCAAATATTAAATTAACTTTTATGTATGAATTCTTGCTCAGAGCATTAAATAATGCTTGCAAAATATTTTCAATGCCAAAAATTGGTTATAAACATCTTGCAACAAGAGAAGGTAGTTTATTTGATGGCTATATGAAAACAATGCCAGCAAATGAAAGAAAATTCTGGTTTGAAACAGCAAATAAAGAAGCAAACATAATGGGCGACAGAGCAATTGATATGTCAAGACTTCAAAAATAATCTTTATGTCAATTTGTAATTAAATGAAGAAAAAAGTTAATGATGTAGCTAACGTACCATATTTTGCAGAAAAGGAAGAACAAGCGGTTATAGATTATATCAATGCAACTACGGCTGAAGAGAAAAACAAGATTTATAACGAAATTTTATTAGTACCTTTTCGTAAAATGATAGAATCGATATTAAGACGATATCCTATACATATTGGTAATTATGATATTGTGGAAGTAGAATCTAATGCCCGTAGCCATTTGATTGAACATATGATTAAGTATAGACCATTTATTATTGAATATAATGAAACTGGCTCTTTAAAATGGATTAAATCAAATATTTATAAGTATTTTCTTGTTGAAGAAGCTAATGAAAAATTAAAATCTTTAATTAAGAAAAATGATTTTAATTATAGATTATTTAATTCTAAGGCATATAGTTATTGTCAAACAATAATTCGAAATTATTATAAAGATCATAGCAAAAAAAGCTACATTGAAAAGAAGATAAATTTATCTTTTGATGATCATATCGATGAAATTAATGAAAATATTGAATATTCCTATGAACTTGAACTGGAAACCCATCAACAATATGAACAATTAATTAATACTGTTGTTGAAAAGATTGAAACAAAAATTAACGATAATGACACCACAATGAAAAGAAACGAAGTTATTGTAGGTGATGCAATTGTAAATGTTTTGAAAAATTGGCACATATTATTCATGGAAGACACACCAGAAGGAAAATATAATAAAAGAATTACAAATAAATTTGCCAAAAATAAGATTTTATTGTTTTTAAAAGAACAAACTGGTTTATCTACTAAAGAAATACGAATTGCAATCAAACCGTTTAAAGAAATGTATTTTATAGAGAAAATGGACTACTTAGAGGATTAAAAATGATCAAAGTATATCAAAACATTGTAGATGTAAAACATGGTAATTGTATGCAAGCTGCTATTGCCAGTCTTTTTGAACTTCCTTTAGAAAAAGTACCTAATTTTCTTGAATTAGGAGAAAATTGGTTTGGAGTATTTTATAAGTTTGTTCGGGAGCAAGGATATGAGTTTGATGGTACACTTTATAATTACAATCAATGGCGCATAATTAACAAAAGAGAAAGAGTACCAACAGCAAAGGGACTTAGAAACAGGTTGTATAAGATAAAGAAAATGGAAGGTGTAATGGGTTACTTTTTTGCAAGCGTATATTCGCCAAAGTATTATAACTCAAAAGATAAGTCACCAGTAACGCATGCAGTTATAATTGATAAAAACTTTAATATTGTTCATGACGTTAATCCTGCTAATGATAGATCAATATCTTATCCTGAAAGTAAAAAATTAAAATATAATGGTATTCTTGATATTTATATGATAAATCCACTTTCAAAATAACCCGTATTTATATGTACTAAAACTATAGACCAATATGAGACCAATAAGAAAAGTAATAGCGTTTGATGAAGAAAGTGCGAATAAACTTCTTCAGGAAATATATAACGATAGTTATAATCAAAAAGCAAAAATTACCAGACTTTTTACTAAATGGGAATTAAAAGTAAAAGAAGGTGCTGAAATTCAAGCAATCGGTGATCAAATAATTAAAGTAATTGCATTGGAAGCAAAAAACGTTGATCAAAAAATTATGCTTCTTAAATTTTTAAAAGAAGTGGTTTTTGATAACAATGTTAAATCAGGTAATGCTACAAATGGTAATTCTAATATCAATGCTTCAAAATCTTCTTCTGATGAAGACGGTGATATTACTGCAGAAAGAAGACTTGAATTACTTACTATGGTTCAAGAACATTTTGAAAAAGAAGAAGATAAGAAACTAAAAAAATAAAAATGAGCTTAAGTGACGACAAAAAAAATATTTTCACAACCATTGGTTCATATACTTCAGTAATTCAAGCAACGAATATACCTGATACTACTAATCTATTTCCTTCAGTTAACAATAAAAATGATATTGTACCATTATTGCTCGACATTTTAAAAGTTGTTGCTGGTACTGATGCTTTACAGTCATTAACAGGTGAATTATTTACTAAATTTATTGACAAGATTGAACCCGAAATGAAAAGTGCTTTAAAAAATCAAGTAACACAATATAATGCTGGTGACAATCTTCCAAGTTATTTTGTTTCGGGAGGTACTGGCGTAAGAGTAAAAGTAAAAGATATTGACATTTCAGGTAAATTCAAAGCAAATCCAACTTCTCAGGCAGGTCAATTATTATATGATAATTCAAAACCTAATTTCGATAGTTCAGTATATGATGCAATAAAAAATGGCAATGCTGATTTTGGTGTTTTACATATGTCTCATGATGCAATAACTGATGAATTGGTGCTGAAAGGAAATATTACTCCCAGCACTGCAACGATCGGCACTTGGCTAAATAAACATATTGATAATCTTACAATTATTGACAAAAAAGAATTTTTAAGTAAGGTTATGAATAAAATATATGGTACAATTACAAAAAATCAAGGTAGGACTGTTAATGATGCACACAACGAATTGGTAGTTAATCAATTAATTGACCAGTTAGTTAATGGTGATGACAGTTTTGAAATTTCACCTGAAGATAATGCAGCATTGCTTCTACGTGCAGAAGAAATAATAAATGGTATTGTTAATTATGATTTAGGTTGCGGAGTTATGGCAGCAAGTTTACCATTAAGTGGTTTAACCAGTTTAATTGGAAATATATCTGGCACTACTGGACAGGCAACTGACCCAAATTATGTCGGTAATCAAATAAATAATACGATTGCTCAGAGTGTAGCTGATAAAGATGTAGCAAATACTAATAAAGAAACGATTAAAGATGGTTTCTTTCAAAAATTAATTAAATTAATTACACAGGCATTAGCAGAGGCATTAACGACTAATCCTCAAATACGTGCAATATTGGCAATTGTAAGTGCATTTCAAAATCAGGGCAATGTAAAAATTGGTCAGGCAAAAGATGATCTAAAAAATTTTAAAGTATTTTTGAAATGTAGTGCCAATACTGCAATGAAATTAATAAACGAATTTATATTTAATTTAATTAAAAAGTTTTTAGTGGCTCTTTTAAAACCACTAATATTAAAAATAATAAAAGAAAAAATAAATCAATTTACAGATATTATTAAAAGTTTAATACCAGCAAAAACATGATAGTAGATCAAAAATTAAACAAACAGTTTCTTGGCGTATATCTCATTGATAATGGTGACTTAAACGGCACACAACTCGCAACAACAGTTAAACCAAACTGGTTCAGGATACTGATGACAAAATGGCTTTTAGGTTGGAAATGGATAAACATTAGAGAATTAAAAACAACTCAAGCAGCAACAAAAATCGTTCTTGAAGAAGTAAAAGTAAAATAAAAATGGCAACCGATTTCAATAATGTTGATTCAATCATTGGTGCGTTTAATAAAATATTAAACCTATCCTCAATTGGCGGACCGCCCGTAGTGCCAACTCCATTAATATTAATTGGAGTAGCTCAACGTTCTGGATTATCACCAATAAAAATTGCATCACGTATAATTGCTCGTAAAAGTGAAGCGGGATTACCAGTTGGTGTTTTACCTTCTGGCGGTGTTGCTCCAGATGAAATTATGGAAAGAATTAGAGCCGAAGAATATATTAAAGCATTTCAACAAGATGCAGTAATAACAGTAGCAATACCACCCGGAATAACACTAACAGCAGCAGGTATATCACCAACGGGACCCGTTACCGTATTTGGTTCAACTATTTATTATGCAAAAGGTTATGGAGTAATACAATAATGGAAAATTTAAGTAAATATACACCAATTGAATTAAATAAAATGCTTAATGATATCAAATTAAAACATGATACGTTAAAACAGGAGATTATTAATTGTACTTATGATGCTGAAGAACTTGAAAAGAAAATTAATGAAAAAATTAAAGTATTAACTGAGATAGAAAATTCTTATGTTTTATTAATTGAAGAAATGGAGAAAAGATAAATGGCAGGATTTGATAAACCAATAATACAAACAAGTAATCCTTTTAAGAAAATAGGTACTTACGAAGTCACCAGAACGATTTATTATGGTGAGGTGATATCTATTGACGACCCGACAGATGGTGGCAGAATTCAAGTTAAAATACCTGATTTGGATAATCAGACAGGAAATTCTGATTTACCTTATTGTTATCCTATGTTACCAAAATTCTTCTTTCTTCTTCCACAAGTAGGCGAAATGGTTAGAATTTTTATTGAAAACATAAAATATCCTCAAAGAAGTAGATTTTGGATGGGTAGTATTATATCACAACCACATAAAATTGGATTCGATACAATTTATACAGCATTATCAACAACAAATATGGGATTAACTCTTCCAGAAACAGCACCTTCAACACTTCCTGATGCAATTGGAGTATATCCTTTACCAAGCGATGTTGCAATAGTGGGTAAGGTCAATACTGATGTTATTTTACGAACAAACGAAGTTCATATAAGGGCAGGTAAACATGAAAATGGCAATGTATTAAAATTAAATACAAAAAATCCAGCATCAATTAATCTTGTCTTCGAACCAGAAAATTTGATCGCAACAACTCCTACTTATCAAAGCAGTACCGTTATATTGAGCGGTAAAATTGCTTTAATATCACATACTGGTAAACCACAATTTAAAGCAGCAGAATTAACAGCAGAAGACAGAGCAAGAATATTTTCTGAAGGTCATCCGGTTGCAAGAGGTGATGTACTGGTGGTAGCATTAAAAATAATTATAAACGCACTTATCAATCATATTCATGGATATTCAGGTCTGCCAGCAGATAAAAATGCATTAATAAATGACTTGGAAAAAATTAATCTTGATAATATTTTACAAAAAAACATTGTGGTTAATTAAAATTTAAGTACTTTTGCATTCATGAATACTGATTTTCCTATACCCAATGAATTATTTACAGCATTTAATGATGTAACATTTTATGATGAACCACATAAATATTATCTTGACGGTAAAGAATTAATATCTGTAACTACATTAATACATAAGTATCAAGAAGAATTTAATGAAGAATATTGGTCTGAATATAAAGGAAATCAATTTGGTATAAATCCTGAAGAAATACTCAGAGCATGGAAATTCATAAATAAAAAAGGTACAATCAGAGGTTCGGCAATACATGATTATGCTGAAAACTTATTTCAAAATAAAAAATTTGAATATCCTAAACAATTAATATTAAACGAATTTGGTTTTGACCCCGTACAACATACATATGATATCTGTAAAAAACATGTGGATAAATTTTATAATGATGTTCAGGGTAAATTAATACCAATTCGAACAGAAATGATTGTATATGACAAAGAAACATTAATTGGGGGAATGCTCGATATTTTATTTTATAATGTAAAAGCAAAAGAATTTCAAATCTGGGACCATAAAACCAACAAGGACTTTACATATGAAATGAAAAGTAGACATTTACTTAATGAATTGTTTGTTTTAGAAGATTGCGATCTTGAATTATATTCATTACAACTTGGTCTCTATAAATATATTATAGAAAAAAACATATCAATTAAACTTGGTAAATCATATATTGTTTGGTATTCACACAATAATGACAACTATAAAATAATTGAAGCAAAAGACATGTCATATTATATTGGTATTATTGCAAAAAATAGAATTAACGAATTATTAACTGCATGAAATTTTCAGAAAATTCATGCAATTTTAATAGATAAAATGATACTAACAGGAATATATAAAATATTAAATAAAATAAATAATAAAGTTTATATTGGTAGTGCTACCGATATTAGAAAAAGATGGCGTGATCATAAATGGTATTTAAATCACAATATACATCATAATTCACATTTACAATCTTCATGGAATAAATATGGTGTTGAAGCATTTGAATTCACAATATTATTGGAATGTTCAATTGATGAATTATTGGAGAAGGAGAAGGAATATACATTAAAATATAATTCTTTAAATAATAATTGTGGATATAATGTAAATGAACCACAAAAAGTCTTTTTAAACAGAAAATGTTCTGAATTAACAAAGAAAATTTCATCAAAACGTATGTTAGGTAAAAATAATCCAATGTTTGGTAAATTTGGTATAGAACATCCTAAATTCAATATAAGTCCTTCAATTAAAATGCGAAATCATTTGTCTTTAATAAAAAAAGGAATACCAACCCATAGGCGAACGCACGTTAAATTAATACCAAATGATATTATTAATATACGTAAAATGTATAATGAAGAAAAAATTTCACAACCTAAAATAGCTGTAAAATATAATGTGTGTTGTACAACAATAAATCAAATAATTAATAATAAAATTTGGGCTGACGTAAAATAAAAAAGCCACAACTAAGTGACTTTTTTATTTTTTTTCGTAACATGTAACTACTTGACTACATGTTCAATATGCACCTCCAAGGCTGTAAAGTGAGTTGTATGGTTGTTAAACCATCTTCTTCATAACTGTTTTCACCAAAATCAATTGCTGTAATCATACATTGTTCCAAAGTCCATTTTTCAACTTCAACACCTGTTGGGTCAACTGCTTTTAAAAGAACATTTTTCTTATAACCTGCTGCATAACCCATACGACCTGTAAGTGATTCTGCGTGTAAACGTACCCACTCCATCAATTGTTGTGATGTAGACGGTCCGATTGGGTCATAGAATGTTAATTGCATTTCTTCCCAACTATATCTGCCAGCAACATAGTCCTGTTCGTTCATGAATTGAATCTGAACTGAGTTAATTTTCATTGAAGGTCTTTTGAATTTTTGGATTTTCCAAACTTCAATACCTAAATCATCACTAAATTCTGCGAAGAATCTATTTATCCTCTTGGGTTCATATTGGAAGGGGATACTTCTTATCATTTCTGCCATATCATTGTCTGTTTTAAATTATATATGCTTATTTTTATTATAAATACTTACGTCTTAAAAATCTATTATGCACCAATATCAGCGAATGATGCTCCAGAAGGAGTAATTGTAAATGTGATTCCAATGAATTCAACAGCACGTGTTGGTTTCAAGTATAAATCACCATACAATTCATTTCTGTCCATACTTTCTTGACTGTTATTGCTATTATCCATCTTGATTTTGTAATCATTCAAACCTCTTTCTCTCTTAATTGTATCAAGAACTGGAGTAGATTTAGTTATGAATTGATCAATTGTTGTTTGGTCACCTTGTTCAAATACAAGTCTGATTGCGATATTTGCAATAAGAACTTTAATTTGAAGTAATAATCTACGAACATTGATTCTGTCAAGAGCACTTTCTTTAACTTGTAATGTTTTTTGTCCAAATATTGCTGTACCTGCATCTGCAAAATCAGCCAATGGGTTAATTCTACCTTTGTATAAAACGTCACGAGCATCCTGTGACAATTTGAACATTGATTTTCTTGCATCAGTTACACCACGATTCAAACCAGCAGGTGCGAACCAAGGGAATGCAGTATTGTCAGTAAATGCCATTGCTTTTACAACTTCACCTGTAGGTGGAAGATATACGTTAACATTATTCTGAGTATCTACTATCTGTATCCAAGGGAAGTATGTACATGAATAACTACTGTCAATACCAGTGTCATTAAGCAATCCAGCAACGTCTGTTGCAAATTGAACATCTTGTTTTGGTTGACCAACTAATTGTGGATTTCCAATATTTGGAGCATCAATAACATATAATGTATCTGCTCTGTCCTGTTCAATTACATCAATTGTGTCTTCAACCAAAACAGTATTATCTGACCAGTTAATACCCGGGGTTGCAAAAAGATTGATTGTTACTTCTTCAGGATTTGAAAAAGTGTTAATTGCAGTCTGCCATGCTTGGAAGTCATTTAATGCTGTTTTTTGTTTTTCACTAATAATATTTCCATCATAAATTGCTCCTTGATTGTAGAAATCACCATATGAACGGTAACCTCTGTTCACATCCCAGCCATCAAAACCACCAGCAGGAACAAGTGTGAATTTTCTTGAATTAATATCAAAATAAGGATTAGCTGGGTCTACAACATCATTAACAGTTTGGAACTTACCAGCACCTGTTTCAAATGTACCAATAACAATAGTTCCTTCAGTATAACCAGTTCCAGTTGCGCCAGAATCCATATGGAAACCACTACTTTTTGTAAAACCAGATGTTGCGTTACTTCCATCGTTTCTTAAACCATTAAAATTAAAGAAATTTTGATTAATGCCGCTTCCAATTGAAGTTGCGGTTGAATATCCATTTTCAGATATGCCCAAATATACTTTTCTAAGTTTATCTGTCTGTGTATAACTTGTTTTATAGAAAATTTTAGGTGGAATACCATTTACACCAGATGTTGTTTTTGTTATGGCTGAAGTATAGTTATTAAATTCATATCCTTCAAAACCAGCAGGGAATAAATCAGGAGAAAGATTATCTGCAAGTTCAACCATAACATAATCACTTACGATATCATATACGCCATCTACAGTACCAATACGCTGTCCGATAAAAGTTGTTAATCCCTGAATTAATGAACATCTTGTATATGATTCTAATACGATTGGATTTGCATCAGTATCGTTAAAATCACGAATTACTACGTCAAATTCCAAAGTTATTGGATTAATGTTTGCTATGCTAATTTTAATTTCTTGGTTAGCAGCATCACCATCTGAAATACTGACAAATTTAAATAATCTGTCAATTTCACTACCTTTTAATTGAGATACAACCCAAGGAGTTTCAGGAGTTTGAAAAATTGTTTTATAATTTGTATAAACATCAGATTTGCAATCAATCAATTTGGTATTAACGCCATATCCATATCCGTTAGCATCTAATAAATTAATTAAATCTGGATATACTTCTTGAACCCAAATTTTTGTGCTCTTATCTTTTGGCAAAGAACCAACTACATTTGGTAAGAAACTACTTGAATTTGGATTTAAAGTAGCTGTATATTTTGTACCATCTGATGTTGCTAATGTAAATTGTGCAAACAAATCACCAGTACCTAAATTTGTGTTATTTGCTATTACTGTAAGACCAGTTGTATAAAATGTTGTTGTTGATGGAGCATTTACATTATCAGTTACATTACCTCTACTTCTAATTACAGCGAGTACCATATTTTCATATTTACTATATGAAGTACCTGTCATTACAGTTACCACATCACTAACAGTACCACTTGTACCACCAGTTATTGTAAGTACTTTAAATGTGTGTAAATGTCCAGTAAATTTAGTAGTTCCACTTGTTTTAATGTAACCATTAAATGATGTACCTGTTTGACCAGTTAAACTTAATGAAACACCTAAATAACTACCACCAGTAAATCCAGAAGTACCAGTAGTTGCTGTTGATTTTCCTTCTGTTTTTGGATCAATACTAGCACTTAATGTAATTGCCCATGCTTTACCTGCGTCATATCCAGATAATCCCAATACTCTTGTTACATATAACTGATTGGTTTCTTCCAAATATGCATTTGCCACATATGGTAATTGATATTTAAGACCCTTATCGCCACTTGCAAATCTTTCAATGCTTTGAGCACCGAATCTTGTTTGAAATTGACCTTTATCTTGAATAAAGATATGTTCAAATGCAGGTCCTTTTAATGTTTCACCAACTAAACCTAAAGTGGTTATGCCTACGTTACGTGTTACAAATGTTAAATCACGTTCTCTAAATTTTGCTCCCGGAGAGACAAATACAAATTCTGCCATGTCTATAATTATTAATGTTTTCTATTATTATTAACTTTTACTACTTTTTCAAATAAATACTAAAAAAATATGCAAAAGGTAATTTTATAAAATTAATATAACGATGATATTCTCACTCATAAATGCAGATTTTAATGTTTTTGATATTTTTATCTTTAAATTTTAGATTTTTTTGATTTTTTTGCCCCAAATTTTTTCAAATTTCGAAGAAAAAAATTTTTTACTTTTTTGAAAAATAATTATTTTTTTTATAATATTTTAGAATGCTGTACATATATCGATTTCTATTATGCCAATATTTAAATAAATATGTTATAATTTATAATAAATATTTATTATTGCTTTTTATTTAAAGATAAAGTATTTATCTTTGTAACAGTAAATATTATAAACATATGAAAAATGCTATATTAAATGTGATAAAGGATAATAAAGGAAATATTCAAACACGTAGAATTACAGAATCTTATTTTAAGAAAAATTATTTTGAATTATATTTTCAAATAAATAATTCATTTGATTCGTCATTATCATTTAATGCTAAACTCTATCTGATATATAATGAAATAAACGAAAAGCCAAAATGTGTTATTTGTGGAAATGATGTTAAATTTAAAAAATTTAGTCAGGGTTTTTCAAAATATTGTTCAATGAAATGTATTGGAAATGACCATGAAGTACAAATAAAAAGAGAAAACACTACTGAAAATTTATATGGTAGTAAACATATATTAGCATCGCCAAATTTTATTAAAAATATAAAAGAAACTAATCTAAAAAAATATGGTGTTGAATATCCGCAACAATTAGAATCAATTAAAGAAAAAACAAAACAAACTAATATAGATAGACATGGTGTTGAATATCCGCAACAATCAGAATCAATTAGAAAAAAAACAATAATAACAAATTTATATAAATATGGTGTTGAAAATGTTAATCAAAATAATGAAATACGTGATAAAGCAAAAAAAACTAAACTGAAAAAATACGGTAATGAAAATTATAACAACAAATTAAAAACTAAAAATACCAATCAAGAAAAATATAATGTTGATTTTATATTTCAATCAAAATCTATTCGTGATAAGATAAAAAACACTAATCTAAAAAAATATGGATTTGAACAATCATCACGAAATAAATTAATAAAGGAAAAAATAAAAAATACAAATATAGAAACAAAACAAATAAATGGCAAATCTTTTTGGTCAAAAAAATTAAATTTGAATAATACTGATATTAACTATAATGAATTTGGTGAAATTATTATATCAAATTTATGTAAAATACATAATACGTTTATAATAAGTAAATCATTATTAAAAAATCGTTTAAGAGAAAATATTGAAAATATTTGCACGCAATGTAATCCTATTAATGAAAATGTATCAATTAAGGAAAACGAAATCCGTGATTTTATTGAAAACGAATTAAATATAAAAACAGAAAAAATTAGAATAAATAATAGAGAAATAGATATCTACATACCTGATCATAAATTAGGAATCGAATTTAATGGTTTATATTGGCATAGTCATTTATATAAAGATAGTGATTATCATTTGAATAAAACAAAAGAATGCGAGAAACAAGAAATACAACTAATTCAAATATTTGAAGATGAATGGGTTAATAAAAAAGAAATTATTAAAAGTATTATTAAAAGTAAATTAGGATTAATTGAAAATAAAATATTTGCAAGAAAATGTGAAATAAAAGAAATCAATAATAATATATGTAAAGAATTTTTAGAAATTAATCATATTCAAGGTAATATTAACTCATCCATCAAGATAGGTTTATTTTATAATGATGAATTAGTTTCGATTATGACATTTGGTAAAAAACGTGCAAGTTTAGGGAGTAAAAATATTAATAATGAATATGAGTTATTACGATTTTGTAATAAACTTAATACTACAACTATTGGCGGAGCAGATAAATTATTAAAATATTTTATAAAACATTATCTGCCAAACAATATTTTAACTTATGCCGATAGAAGGTATTCACAAGGAAATTTATATAAGCAATTGAGATTTAAATTTATAGGTAATACTAAACCAAATTATTGGTATTTTAATAATAAAACAAAAGAATTAAAAAGATATTATAGATATTCATATAGAAAGAATATTTTAATTAAACAAGGATTTGATATACAGAAAACCGAACATCAAATTATGGAAGAAAGAGGATATTTAAGAATTTATGATTGTGGACATATGAAATATGAAATGTTTTTAAAAAATTAATAAAATATGAAACTATTTATTGAAAATGGTTAATGTATGAATAAATCACAACGTATTCAATTAAACAGCAATACAATAAATTCAGATAATTATGTAATAGTAAAACTTGATCAGGATGTTGATACTCTTGAATTTCTTTCTATGAATCTCAGCACTAAAGATATTTATCAGAGTTTTAACGCAGATTATGGTGTATTGGTAGGAAGAGTTATTGCAAATGGTGGTATTGGTGTACCAAATGCTAAAATAAGTATTTTCATTCCATTAGATACCACCGATGCAAACGATAGTGAAATATCCAGCATTTATCCTTATACAACTCCAAGAGATAAAAACACTGATGGTAAAAGATATAATCTATTACCACGTGTTGCACAGATCGAACAAGCAACAGGTGAATATAAACCAAAACAACCATTTGGCTCGTTTCCGATTAAACCAGAATTAGTAACCAATCAAACATTTTTAAATGTATATAAAAAATATTATAAATATACTGCATTAACAAATGACAGTGGTGATTATATGATTTTTGGCGTACCAATAGGTACACAAACAATTCACCTAAGTGTAGATATTACTGATATTGGTAAGTATAGCATGACACCAACAAGCATGATAACTGCTGGTTATCCTGCAAATTTATTTGTTGGTGGTGGTAAATCAATAAAACCAAGCACGGATTTGAGTGATTTACCCAATATCGAAACACAAGAAATTTCTGTTGAAATTATGCCGTTTTGGGGAGATACTACAAATTTTACAATTGGTATTACTCGTCAAGACTTTAGAATTCGTGCAATACTTCAAGCAAGTTTCACAATATTTGGTACTTCAATGACAATGGGAACCGATGCAGTTTTTGGTGATCCTGATCTTAGTGAAAATGATAAAGCACTTTATTCAATAAGTCAAATTCAAGAAAATAATATTGATATTAGGGTGAACAGAAGCACACCAATTGATTTTAAAATATTTACATACGGAACAAATGTTGACATGTCACAAGTTGATGAATTTCTTATTAGTGGAAGCACATTACCAGTTAATCCAGATGTTGATATTCGTGAATTAGATCAGTCAGAATATTTTATCTATAATAATAATGGTAACTTTTTACTTACAGTTCCATGTAATAGAAATAAAGTTATCACAGACGAATTCGGCAATGAAACACCAGTTCCAGATAATTATTCTTCTGGGGTATTTACTAAATTCTATGGAATGGCACTCGTAAGATACGATGATAATATCAGTACAATTCCAATAACTAAAACATTCTCAGATGAATACAAAACCAATCACCCGGGTCACACAACACGCTGTAGTTGGCTTAAAATACCACAATATACTCCGTTTGAATATGAAGCAGACGTTAATTCACCAACAGTAGATAATAGTAAATGGAGATTAAAATATGCAACATTTATTGGTGGTGAAGTATACAGCGTTGCACAATTCTTTCCAATAAGAAATACAAGAGGGGCAAATACTTTAACTGGCTTATATATTGATACTGGTTTTCAAAACACAATTAACTATTTGAGTGCTTCTGAAATGAATGCAAATAGATTTAATATGGCTGGATTATTGATTAAAGTTGGTGGAACTGACGGTGTAACACAGGATAAGTTGGATGAACAAAATTACCTTGGCACACCACCCTCAGAAGTTCAAACCACTTTCAGATATGATTTTTCGCCTAATGCTAATTTTATTGACACAAATAGTGTAACCAATTATTATTTTGGAGGGCAATGGTTAAACTTTTGTCTTGCATTTCCACAATTTACATATAACGTCAGTACCGATGTAGAACCTAATAGATATTTTGGTGTTGCAGACGTTTTTACACAATATTTCTTCGCAGCAGTTTCTAATTATTTCAGAGCAGATAACCAACAGAAATTAATTGGTGGTTATAAGAACTCAAAATTTGTAATAAGAGGTGATGCTTTTAATACCGATTTTGTAAATATATCGAAAAATGATCTGACCAAACTTAATAATGTACATTTAAAGGGTTTGAATATTAGAAAATGGAATTTAAATGCTGAATCTATTTCCAATAACACAAATATTATTATTAGTGCTAAAGGTTTAAAATATTTAAATCCAAGTTCAGTACCCACAAGTCAGGCAATTTGGAATCAGGCAGGTTGGGATGCGTATTATTCAGGATATGGAACAATACCTGCAGGTGAACCCGTAACAGCGTTTATTTTTAAAGGCACATATGATAGTGATTGTGTTCAAATGCTTGCAGATTTTAATGTAATATAATTAAAAAACTTGAATTCGGGGTAGTTCACTTAAAATTATTAATTGGTAGACTTATCCCCATTATCAATGAAAGTCCTTTTGTAAAGTCTCGAAAACCTGTGGGTGCTTTTCTGAATATTATATCTGTACCTGCTGTAGTTCCGATGTAATCAAATTTTTGTCCATTAGCTATATTATATGAAGCATCAAAAAGACTGTATCTCAAGAATGCGTAATCGAGAATATAACCGTACCATTTATGTTTATCATATTTCATTAAAAATGGACTTGCTACAAGTGTACCAATACTTAGAGCATTACAAGCATGTCCCCATGTTTTATGATTGTTGTTATTCAAACCATCCCCAACGCCATTGAGAATTATCGAAGTACTATATATTAGTATAGTCTTTAATGCTTCATCATGATATACTTTAACTGGTTTATAGTCAGAATTGAATTTTTGATTATAATAATTATAATCCAAACCTGTTGCTGTTTGTGTTTGCGCAAATAATATTGTTGTTAACACTAACATTGTGGACATTAAAAATAAGATTTTTTTCATCATTATAAATTTAAGTTAATACTATATTTATCTCTTATACGTAATCTGATTCAAAAAAGTTACAAATTTCTCGGATTTATTATATATTTCAATTTTTACAAAATAGTTTCAATAATTGAATTGTTTCTGCATCAGTCAAAAATTGATCGAATGGTTCTGGTTGTAAATAATAAATCTTTTTCATAATTTCGATTTTAAGTTAATAAAACTGATTAGTAAATAATATCTCTTATACGTAAAGTAATTCAAAAAAGTTACAAAAATCATAAAAAATTTTTAAGGTATTTATAATAAAGTCATAAAAAGTGAAGATATTGCTCAATAGCCTAAAAAATGTTGCTTCTGTAAACGTTGATAATTACGAAAAAATTCAATTATCAAACAAATTATCATTAATCAACGAATACGATATTAGGAACATACTTAGTGCTACCGAAATATTTGATAGTGAGAGAGAAGCAAGTGAAATTTATAGAATTTACGGTAAAATTGACTATATTTCGCTATTGAATGGATTAAAAAACAACTACACTCAATTCTCAGACTTTTTTTATCCACAATTCAGTGGTAATAGTAAAAATATTCTTAATTCTTTTGACTTTTATCTTGTTAAACCAGCAAGTAGTGGTTATACACAAATTCTTAGCGGAGGAAGTACAATATTATGGACAAGATATTTTCAGGTAATTGCAACACCAAATGAATTTGAAATATTTCCTGCTGGTTTTTCAAATAATGTATATGGAGAACAAGCATATGCATTTACATTTAATAAAGATTTTGATGTTTCGCCATATCTTGATCAGTTCGGATTTCCATTAACCGAATTATTTTTATATGCACAATATAAGCCAACAGCCAATGGTTTAAACGCACCAGAAATGTTATCAGGTACAGTCTGGTCAGCAAGTGGTATTTCAAGCAGTTTTGCGTTTGCACCAATAGCATTAAACATCGGTGATTATGTTGAATCATTTTTTGGTGCTAAAATCGGTGATTTAATTGAATATTCAAATATAGACTTTCTTCAGGTACAATTATTGCCACAAACATTTTATATTCAAACACCTTATAAAGACATCAGTGGTAATAGCAAAAATCTAATCTGGAAATACAATCCATTTATTTCATTTCCATTAAGATATTTTGCAGATGAATTAAATCAGGTAAACACTGGCAGTACCTCATACGATCAAACAATAGCAATACCATATTATGCAACACCAATTGATATTTATGGTAATTTTGTATGGAGAGATATATTATCACAAGGATATACTGACCCAACAACCAATTTAGGGGTTAATTATCCTTTCATGAATAAAAAAAGATATTTATTTTCAAATTTTGTATTAGATATAACACCAGATTTGAATGATACGGACACTTTAGCTGCATTTGCAGAAGTATGGTATAGCAGATATGCCACAAAAATAACAACAGTACCGATTACTGATATTAGTAACATTGGAAAACCATGTCTATAATTAGAGAAAAAATAAGATTTAATACCAGCTTGGTTAGTATTAGTGGTAACACAGGCAATACATTTACTGGTAATACAATGAATTTAATAATTTCATTAGGTTCAAATGAAAATTTTATTGAATATGGAGAAGACATTGATAATTTAACACAATTTATTGCTCTTGATTTAGTAAATCCAGTAATCGATGGAGAAGTACGAAGATTTAAATTAGTTCCTGCACCAACAAATGATATTTTACTTCAATTTTTCTTTTATAATGTAACTGCAAGCACATATCAGACAACATTTACTGCTGCTGGCTTTACAAATGATGAAATAAGTAATAATAATGATAATTTACTTAACAGCTTCTTTATTTTAGATTTTTATGATACAGCCGATCTTAATAGTCAAACAAAAATATTCACAACATATTTAACAAAAATTTTACAACCATATCATATTTCATTATCAACATACACTCCAGAATATCTCATTGGAACAACTGTAAGCAATCAATTATATCCTTGGTATATTCCATTATCATATATAAATGCACAAACTGGTTCGACTGTTATTGGATATGTTAAATTTAGTTTTTATAATGCCAAAACTGGCAACATAACACCATTTTATAATCAAGATAATGAAAGTCTGACAACATCTGAAAGAATATTTTTTAAAGCACAATTGGATTTAACCAATATGACTTGGAAAATGTTAACTACTGTATATTCGTATATTAAAGCAAAAGAAATTGCTAATAATAATTTATATGTTAATAAGGTTAATAATACTGTAGGTAATATGGATAATTTGCAACAAAATCCACCAAGCGGTAATACATATAATTATAAGACAAACACTTATATTATTACGTAACCTATTCTTGTTTTCCTTGATGTTTTTATATTTGATAATTTAATTTAAAACCACCATAATGTTCTCCACATTTCCTGACCAGTGTGACGCATTATATATACATATTTAAGACCATCAACGGTAGTTAATACTTCCATTCTATTACCAATAATTGGAGTACTATGATTATATGGTGGTTGACCGATATTATTTACAGTTAATTTATTAACGTCAAGAACAAATGTTCTTTGTGTTGCAGCAGCATCACCTCTGTGTATTACAATATTATTAACACCATCATAACTATACATACAACCTGTAGTAAAAATTTCTGTTTGTGGTTGAATATAAATTGATAAATCCCAAGTGTTTTTGGTTATATCATATCTGTCAAAAACATTAGAACTACCACCTCTTGTACACCATATATATCTTCCTTTATTAGCTGTTACTGTTGTTCCATATACCCAAATTGGTTTTATCGATGCGCCTCTTGCTGGAACACCTAATATTGTATATGTAGATGTTGTATCGGGTGCTGTAATAGAACCAAATGTTAATACTGTTGCCGTATTTGAGGCTATTAATGATTCTTGACACAAACCAGTCCCTGAAGTTATTCTGACTTTTTTGGCTGCCCATTGATTTACCGTCCAGTTTTTTGTCGTATCACCTAATGTAGTTGCAGCAACGTTACCAGTAACTAAGCCAAATGTATCCATTATTATATATTTGGTTGTATTGTCTGGTGTAAATGTTTGAAGACCATATTTTAATGCGGTTGCAGTATTTCCAGTAATTGCAACTTCGCTACCAACACCAGTACCAGCAAGTATTCTATATTTATAACCATTCCATTGATTTGAATACCATGCTTTTGTGGTATCTGCCAACGTATATGTAGTACCACTAACTGCTCTACCAACATTAATATAATTACTTGCTTTCCATTGTTCATCTCTACCAAATGCTTCTGGTTGTGCTATCACATATCTTGACGCAACTGTGGCTGAGGTGATTGTTGCTACAACTAAAGACGTTGCAGTATTTGAAGTAATTCTTCTGATTTGTGTTGTTGTAGGAGCATAACTTGCATTATATAATGTTACTAATTTACCTGTATGTTCATTAGCTGTCCAGTTTTTTGATGCATCAACAATTAACGTGGTTGTCTGAGATAATGATGCTGCTGCACTTCCTGCTGCTGTTATTATAATATCAAATGTTGTTATTGAATCACAAGCTAATATTGAATATGTTGTATTCCAAGTAGCACCACTACAACCACCAACAGTAATGCTGTTTCCCACATAAAAATTATGACTTGTTGAAGTTGTGATTCTACCAACAGTACCAGTAGTTGTTATGTTTACGGTTAGTGCATTATCGCCACCACCACTAATTTTTGTTGTTGATTTACCAGCACCAGTTGTATAAGTTAATCCAGCCGAGTATAATTCAACCCCCGTAACAACACCAGCAGTCACTGATGTCACCCTGCCTTTACCAACAGTACCACCAGCAGTAATATTAAATGTATCACCCACAGCATATCCTGTGCCACCAACAGTTGGAGTAGCATTCAATGCTGTTATTCCACCAGTATTTCTAACCCCCGTTGACATTTCAATAGGAGCTTGACTACCATAAATGATTGAAATATTATTAGTATTTCCATAATCAATATACGGTGAAGTACACCACATATCTGCATTAATCAAATAATTATACATGGATGCTTGCGCATGTCCAGCTAAATGTATTAAATTTGTATTACCCCAGATTTCAAAAACACTGGTATTATTTGGTTGAGTTTTCCAAGGTCTGGAAATTTCGAATAAAGTAGATGTGTTTCCAACAATTTTCTCAAACTGTCCAATACCAACACCACCCGTAATTTTTACTCCATAATTTGAATAAGCATCAACAGTATACGTATCACCACTTTTTGATATTGTTCTTGCACCACCACTTGTTGCTGTTCTTCCTGTTAAAAATGCGCCACTCTTTTCATCAATTGTTTCAATGCTTGCATCTGTACTTATAACAGCAAGAATATTTTGTGCCAATCCTGTTTTATTTATCCAAGTATCTGATAAAACATCATAATATTGCAATGCTGCAGTTGTGCCTATTCCACTAAATAACCATATACCTCCAGTTAAAAGCATAAATGTTGATGTGGCATCTGGAACAGGACTCATTGTAGGTACTGTAATTGTTGTTGATTCAATATAATATAAGGTTTGTGAAGCAGCAGCAGCAGATGGTACGGTATAAGGTGTAATAATGCTAAATGACATATTATTCCAATTATCAATATGCTGAAAATTTGCATCATAAAGATATAAGTTTGTTGCATCATTATATATTACTTTTCTTATTTGGCTTGCACCACCACCATAAACAAGCCTAACCTGATATCCAACCCATTGATTTATTCTCCATCTTTTTGTTGTATCTGTAAGTTGTGAAGCAGTTGCTGTTGTTGGTGTTCCGTGGTCTTCAATATTATTAACGGCTGTTGAGGATATTGTTAGTTCTTGACCAAGACCAGTACCTGAAGTTATTCTTATTTTATTACCTGTTAATATGTCTGATTGTATTCCTGCAATTTTTAATGTTGTTGACGTAGCAGCTAAAACATTACCACGATTACCCTGTTTTGTTTGATATTTTAAACTTGCCACAACAGTTGGTGTTTGATTGGGTGTGGCTAATTGCTGCCAAGTATCTGCCCATGCATCAAATCTCCAAAATGTTGTACTAAAATAATAAAAATATCTAACATCATCACTACATGTTGCTGATATTGCTGCTGTTGCAACTGGAGCAAATCTTGTCCATTCCCAAACAGGTGCATCAACTATTTTTCTTAAATTATTACTTAAAATACCCATTATTATATTATTTGTTAATTAAATATTATATTGCTTCTTAATGTATTATACGCAACCCTTGCCCAATCAATAATTTGATATCTTGAATCAACTCCTGCGAGTTGTCCCACTGATGTTACAGTACCTGCACTTGTTAATGTACCGCTTACTGCTGTTGTTGGTGCAGAACTTACTGTTATTGATGGCATTACTTCAACAGCTATTTTTTGTCTATTATTAGAATCAACCGTTCCGTTTGATTCCATTACATCAATTAATCTTCTTAATAATATTGCTTCTTCTGAACGTTTCGTGTCTTGAAGAATATCATCATAAAATATTTCCAATGCATCATAATTATTCATTGCTGTTGTATTATATCCTAATGTAACAATATTATTAACAACTGTTGCTGTTAATCCTGTATTATTAAATTGATATAATACTGGTTTTGCAGAATTACTTACATTTGTTATCATCAACAAACCTTGTAGATATACTAAAGTATAATCATTAAAGACAATTGTTTTTGCTGCTGCGTTAAAATTATAATTGGTTATTAGTAATTTCATGACATTGCTATTTGATATGCAATCATATTATTATTTATTTGTGCTATACATGAAATAAATACTTGTGTTTGTAAAAAAGAATTGGCTAAATTACCGCCAAGACATAATGAATTTCCAGCAGTTGTTGCGCATACTGCTGTACCACCAGATAACAAATAACCTGCAGCTAATACTCCATTTAAACAAGTTGCATTAGTAGCAGTTATTGTACTGCCTGTATTAAGATAGTATGCACTTAAATGATTATTTAATTTATTTGAGTCACTTGCACAAGCAACAGTAATAGTAGAACCTGTATTAAGATAATATGATGCAGATTTATTATTTAATTTTGCTGAATCTGCTGCACAAGCATTTATGCCTAAGAAACAAGAAGGTACACATCCATAAAGAGCTAGTGAATTTATACTTGTTGAACCAGTATTAAGATAATAAGCAGGTAATTGATTATTTAATTTAGCACTATCACTTGCACAAGCATTTACTCCAAGAAAACAAGTAGGTACACAACCGCATAAACCCAATGAATTTGCTGCAGTACTGCCACTTAAAAGAAAACTTGTTGGTACGCATCCACAAAGATTTTTTGCACCGACTGCACAAGTTGCACATATTGCAGTACTACCTGTATTAAGATAATATGCGGGTAACTTGTTATTTAATTTTGCTGAATCGGCAGCACAAGCAGTTGTACCAAGAAAACACGATGGTGAACAGTTACAGAATATTGTTGAACCAGTATTAAGATAATATGATGCACTTTGATTATTTAATTTTGAACTGTTAATTGCCGTGTCACCTGACAAAAGAAATGAAGCAGGTACACAACCACAAAGATTTTTAGCACCAACTGCACAAGTAGCGCATATTGCTGTACTACCAGATAATAAAAATGATAATGGAACACAACCACATAATGCTTTTGAATTAATACTACTTGTCGAACATAATGCTGTTGAACCCGTATTAAGATAATATGATGCACTTTGATTATTTAATTTTGAACTATTAACAGCAGTTCCACCTGATAAAAGAAAACTTGCAGGTACACAACCACAAAGTGCTTTTGAATTAATAGAACTTGTTGCACAGATAGCTGTACTACCTGTATTAAGATAGTATGTAGGTAATTTATTATTAAAACAAGTTGAATTTACAGAATTAGTCGCACAAATAGCTGTACCACCTGATAATAAGAAACTTGCAGGTACACAACCACATAATGCTTTTGAATTAATACTTGAAGTTGCACATATCGAAGTACCACCACTAAGTAAAAATGATGCTGGTACACAACCACATAATGTCAATGAATTTATTGCAGTTGTTGCACATATTGCAGTGCCACCACTTAACAAATATTGATTATGAGTGTGTCCAGTGTTACTTTTACCAGCTAAAGCATTAACAAGTCCCGTTACTTGATTTTGAGTAATTGTAATTCCTGATTGTTTAAAATGAATTGTTGTATCGCCCGTATGTGAAACAAATGCAATATTAGGTGCATAAATTCCTGTGTGGGTATGTCCAGTACTTGATTTTCCTGCTAAATCTAACACTAAATTAGTTACTTGTCTTTCTGCAATAGTTATACCACTTTGTTTGAAATGTATCGTAGAATCACTTGTATGCCCCGTTAAATCCGATTCAAGTGCATAGATATCTAAATTTGGTAAATTTGTAAGTCCACTATAAGGATGCGTATGTATTAAATTCGCTTTCTCTGATAATAAATTTGGAATTGTTGTACCAGTAAAAGCATTAAAATTGATGTTAGTAACACCAGAACCAGCAGCAATGATATTATTAATATTTAATCCACTATCAACTAAACTACCGTTTGTAGTGATTGTTGGAATATTATTAATAATTCCATCAGCAATTTTATTGATTTTATTTTCGGTTTTACCACTAATAGATTTGATATTGGTATTTAATGGTATTATTGTTTGAAATAATTGATTTAATGTAATATTATCTGATAATACTGTTGTTCCTGTTAATTGATTGTAATTAGTAACATCAATAATATTTGATGGTGATATGTGATTTATCCATTCTGATATATTATTTTCTAAATTATTAACAATTGTTGTTCCAACAACTCTCCAGAAATAAATTGGTTGTATTTCATTCAGAATAAAATCAGAATATAATGATTGTTCTGTTCCACCTGTTGATGTATCAGAACTATTTTTTCTAATAATAGTGTTACCAAAATCTGTTCTATATATGTAATACAAATTAGTCATTTTTTTATATTTTTTCTATTCTTATCCACGATTCGTTCGGTACTGATAGAGCACTTCCACTGTCACCGATTCTAAAAACCATTAATTCTATATAATCATTAGCATATAATAATTTTGTATATGTGGGTATTTGACTTGTCCCCTCATTATCAAAGGTATTAATATCTCCAGATGTGGTCGTTAATTGCGCAACATAATTAATTCCATTTTTTCTTACTGAACTACCAATAAGTTTTATACCCTCTGATTGATTAAGAATAGTTACCGAGTATGATATATTATAATGACCAGTAGTTGTTATGTAAATACGAGAACCACCAGTAAAACTTATACTTTTTCCGCTATATTCCTGCGTGTCCCAATTAATTGGTGTTGGTATAATGTCATTTACTTCCAAATTTCCGACACTATCAACTAATTGAATGAATGAATTTAATGTTGAAGCATTAAATATTAAACTATTTGTTGTGGCAGATATTGACATATTAGAACCAGCCACTAACGATTTATTATTTACATTATTATTTATAATACCCACACTTAAAACATATCTATTACCTAAATTAGCAACATTTCTAATATTAGAAGCATATATATTTCCAGCATTATATACTGCTCCGTGAGAACTTACTGTTTTAATACTGATTTTTGGTTTTCTTGATGTTTTAACAATTTCGAATTCTTTTTCGTCTTGGATAAAACCTAATATTTTCAAAGCATACTTGCTGACAAAAAATCTATCACCGTCAATATTTTCAATTGGATTTGCTTCAGCAAAACCTTCAAAAAGTAATGGTAAAGGATTACCCTTAATAAAAAGATATTCCTGACGTGAAGCAAAGTTTTTCAAAACTTGTTCATCATATGTGTTAACATCAACTCTATATTTAGTAAACAACGCAACTTCGTATATCATATCAACATTGGTGGGTTCTGGCATTTTAAATCTTAAATAAATAACTTCACCATTGTCCAATATTGGCACATCCATATATCTGAATTTACGTGGCTGTGGTATACGATATTTTTTACCAAGACGTGTACCTGCCTGCTTGTCGATACGTCTGATTGTAATATATGGCGTGGGAACATTGTGGTCTAAATCACTAAATTTCCATGTCTTACTGAATTCACCCCATCTGTCATTATCCATATAAAAAGTAGGGACGTTTCTATTATCAATAACTAATTTCATTCCGGTATCATTAACATAATCGAATAGTCCCTGATCTAAATCTTCAAGCAATATGGTTCTTGGAAAATATTTGGTGTTAACATCTGTCAAACGCATCAATTCTTCAATTCTATCTATACCATACTTAAGATATTCAGTACCAATTTTTGGTGGGTTGATATCAAGGGTTAATTTTACTTTTTTTGGTAGTGACATGAAAATAATTTATTATAAATACTTGTATATTACTTATATTTTTTGTAATATTGCAAGTATTTATGTATAGCAAATAATAGACAATATGAAAAATTTAAATAAAATCAAAATGCTTACTGTCAGAATTGATTCTGATTTAAATGAAAAATTTCAAAAGCATTGTAAAAAAAATGGATATGCGATATCAAAAAGAATAAGAATATTAATGGAAAACGATATAAATGGAAATAGAAATATTAGTTAATGAAAAAGGTGATTGTATTAAAGAAATTTACTTAAAAAGGGATAATATTACTTTGCATAAGGAAATTAATAAATTTAATTTAATTTTTAATAATAATAATTTTATTTGGAGTCATAAAGTTTATAATTATATAAACAATATCACGGAAATACCTAAATGTTCAATATGTAAAAAAGATTTAAATTTTTTATCATTTAAATCTGGATATAGAAAATATTGTTCAATTAAATGTGCTGTTAATTCTTCTGAGTTTAAAGCAAATAAAGAAAAAACGATGATTAAAAATTATGGGGTTAAAAATCCTTCACAATCTAATATAATTAAAGAAAAAAAAGAAAAAACGTTATTAAAAAACTATGGTGTTACGCATCCATTAAAATCTGACATAATTAAAGAACGTGTAATTCAAACAAACATTAAACATTGGGGAGTAGAAAACGTATCACAATCAGATATTGTTAGTGAAAGAAAGAAAAATACATTCTTAAAAAATTATAATGTTGAATATGGTTTTCAGTCAGAAGAAATCAAAGATAAAATAACTACAACAATACAAAATAAATATAATGTTGATAATTACGTGCAATCCAAAGAAAATAAATTATGTATTAAAAATAGCATGGATATAAAAAGAAAAAATTTCTGGTCAGATTATTTAAAAATTGATGCTTCAAACATAATTATTAGTGGCAGTACAATTACAATAAAAAATTTATGTAAATTACATGACAGTTTTGAAATTAACAGATATAATCTTTACAACAGAACAATTGTGTATTTGCTTGAAAACATATGTACAAAATGTAATCCAATATCTGAACAATCGTCAATTAAAGAAAATGAAGTTCGTAATTTTATTGAAAACGAATTGGATATTAAAACTGAAAAAATTAGAATAGATAATAAAGAAATTGATATTTATATGCCAGATTATAAATTAGGTATTGAATTTGATGGCTTATATTGGCACTCTGATAATCAAAAAGATAGTAAATATCATTTGAACAAAACTGAATTATGCGAAAAAGAAAGAATACAATTATTACATATTTTTGAAGACGAATGGATATTTAAAAAAGATATTGTAAAATCAATTATAAGGTCTAAGTTAAATATTATTGAAAATAAAATATTTGCTCGTAAATGTATAATAAGAGAAATTGATAATAATCTTACAAAAGAATTTTTAATTAATAATCACATTCAAGGTAGTGTAAATAGTAAAATTAAATTAGGTTTATTTTATAATAACGAGTTGGTTAGTATAATGACTTTCGGTAAAAAACGTATTAGTATGGGTAATAAAATCAGAACTGATGGCGAATATGAGATGTTGAGATTTTGTAACAAACTTAATACTCAAGTAATTGGAGGTGCAAGTAAACTATTAAGTTATTTTATTAAAACATATAATCCAAAGTCAATTTTAACTTTTGCAGATAAACGCTATAGTCAAGGCAAGCTATATATAAATTTGGGATTTGAATTTGTCTGTGATACTCAGCCTAATTATTTTTATTTTAAACCAAGCGAAATGATTAGGTATTATCGTTTTAAATTTAGAAAAGATGTGTTGGTTAAAGAAGGTTATGATTCATCAAAAACTGAATTTCAAATTATGAATGAACGTGAATATTTAAGAATTTATGACTGCGGTCACATGAAATTTGAAAAAATTCTTTGAACTTAAAAATTAAATGATTACATTTGCGTAATTAATATAAATTTATGTTAGCAGAGCGTAAAGAAATTCTTAATGAGGATAAAAGTTTAGGATACATAGAATCAGTATTTGAATCTGATAATGTATTAAAAACTACATATTTCCCTAATAATCAAAGACTTTATATTGCATTTAATCGTGGCGAAACTTATTCGTATAGTAATGTCACACCAGAAATGTATAAAGAATTTGAAGAAGCGGAATCTCAGGGCAAATGGTTTTTTAAACGAATCAACAAGAATCCAAGGCATCCATACCGTAAAGAATTTACTTTATATCCAAATGAAGTAAAAGAACTTAAGGAAATTGTAGAAGCAAAAAAATTATCTCAAATTGAGAAAGATCAGATAGATAAAATAATGAAAAACGAAAATGAATAGTATCGAAGAACTTCAGAATCTTATTGAATTACTTAAACAGGCATTAAATTTTTATGCTAATGGTGAAAACTATAAAGGTAATAAAAGTGCAAGTAGTTGTTGTAGTGGTATATCAGTATCAAAAGTTGAAATGGACGAAGGTATTCAGGCACGCTTTGCGTTAAAACAAGCAGAAGAATTGATTGAAACAAATCGTAAAATGCAAGAAGATTATGATAGACTTATGTCTGCTGCAGATCAACTTCAAGCAACCGGTGATATGGCAGACCCACAAGAATTAATTAAAGCATTTAAAATATTAGGAAATGAAGATAAAAATGTTTAATTAATATAATTTTAAATCAATAATAAAAACATACTATGAAAGGCACAACTGGAAAGAAAATGAGAAGGGAGAATGCCAAGAAAATGCTTGAAGCACAACTCCTTAGAGGTACAAAACCCGAAAAAGTAAATGGTAAAACAACCAATAATATGATACCACTGACTACTGGTGATATCACCCGCATCAATCGTGAGATTGAAGAAATAAATAATAAGAAGAAATAATACCATTACTGATTGAATTTAAAGATGAAATACCAATAATTTTTGATAATATTATAATATAACAATGGGTTGAATGATAGTAACTAAAATATGGTACAATATTATACAAATGTGAACATTTAATAACTTATTTTTAATAATTGTATAGCATTTCAACTCATTGGAGTATTTATAATAAAATATTTGAATGATTGGAATTAAAGAAGCAGCAAAATTACTTGGAATTACTCCCAAAACATTAAGAATATGGGAGAAGGAAGGTAAAGTTATCAGTCACAGGACTGAAGGGGGACATAGAAGATATAATGTTTCTGAACTTATTGGTAGTCATGGAGATAAATTATTAACAATTGCATACGCAAGAGTATCAAGCAGTGACCAAAAAGAAGATTTAAAAAGACAAGAAATGGTGTTGGAAAATTATTGTGCAAACAAAGGATTTGAATTTGAATTGATTTCTGATTTAGGTTCTGGAATGAACTACAAGAAAAAAGGACTTGTCAGATTAATAAAATTAATTTGTAGTAATCAAATTGACAGATTAGTAATCACGCATAAAGACAGATTATTGAGATTTGGAAGTGAATTAATATTTATGCTTTGTGAAATATTTGCTGTTGAGGTTTGTATAATCAATAGAAGTGAAGATAGTACCCTTGAAGAAGACTTAGCCAATGATGTATTGGAAATTATAACTGTCTTCAGTGCAAGATTATATGGAAGTAGAAGTCATAAGAATAAACAAATAATACAACAGTTGAAACAAGTAGCCAAAGAATTAAAATGAAATCAATTAAAGTAAGATTGGAACTAAATAATAAGCAAATCACACTTGCAAATAAACACGCAGGAGTGACAAGATATGCTTATAATTGGGGAAAATCTGTTTGTGATTTGGCAATACAAAATGGTGAACACCGACCATCAGCAATTGATTTGCATAAGAAATTTGTTGCAGAAGAAAAAAGCGTTAAACCTTATTTATATGAAGTTTCTAAATGGTCTTCTCAACAAGGTTTGAGAAATCTGGATGAAGCATATAAAAGAATATTTAAAGTTAAAGGTAGTCGTTTTCCTAAGTTCAAAAAGAAAGGACAATATGATAGTTTTTACTTGGAAGGTGATATCAAAACAAATAACAATAAAATTAAAGTGCCTAAGTTTGGTTGGTTGAGATGCTCAGAAATATTACCAGAATGTCAGATTAAAAATGTGGTTATTAGTAAAACGGCTAATCAATGGTTCATTGCTTTTAAAATACCTTTTGAACCAGAAATAATTAATAAAACAAATGGTATTGTCGGTATTGATTTAGGTATTAAAACATTAGCAACATTATCAGATAGTAAAATATTTGAAGCAGTTAAACCATATAAAAAGAACAAGAGAAAATTAAAAATATTACAAAGAAAATTAAGTAAGAAACAGAAAGGTAGCCAAAACAGAAAAAAAGCAGTATTGAAAGTTGCAAAATTGCATTATAAAATTAGTTGTATTCGTAAAGATACCACACATAAATTGACAACATATTTAAGTAAAAACCACACTGAATGTGTAATTGAAGACCTTTGTGTTCGTGGTATGAGTAAAAATCACAAACTTGCATCAGCCATATTGGATGGTGGATTTTCAGAGTTCAGAAGACAATTGGAATATAAATGCCAATGGTATGGTAGTATTTTGACCATTGTTGATAGATTCTATCCGAGCAGTAAGACATGTTCAAATTGTGGTAATATTAAAAAAGAACTGAAACTATCTGAGAGAACTTATGTTTGTGAGAATTGCGGTCTGGTAATTGACAGAGATTTAAATGCTGCAATTAATTTAAGAAATAAGTCGGCAAGTTATGCCGAATCAGCCTGTGGAGTGCCTAAACAATTAAACTCTTTTGAGTTTAATGGTGCAATGAATCAGGAAGTAAACAGCAATGTTCAACATTGTGTAAGTTTTATATAACGGAAATATCAATTTTCATTTGATATTCCAATCGATTCAGATTTATTATTGGCTATCAAACTTGCTATAGAAAAACGTGATAGAACATTTGATGATTTGGCTACATGTATAAAAACAGGTGGAATGCTTAAAGAAAATAGAAACGAAATGATTGTTAAACTGGATACTATTTTAGAGCAGAATGAAAGTATTAAATTAATGGAAGATGCTCTGGTTGCAGTAAGAACATATAAACTTGAATTGAAAAATAATGAAGAAAATAAAAAATAATTACGTTGAATGATAATACTATACATATTGCTTATATTATTAGCATTAGCCGTTCTCTTTCTTTCTCTTGCAATATATTATTTTTTAAAAAAGGGAGTATTTATTTCTGATAAGGAAAAAGAATTTATTGTATTTGTTATTGATATATTTGAGCAATATGGTGATGATCTTGGTATTCAATCAAAAGAACAACAGAAAAAATTGGTTGATGAACTTGAAAAGATAAAAAATAAATATTTTAAAATAAAAAAGGAGTCTAATTGACTCCTTTATTATTATTTATTATAGTTTCATTGTTAAATCGGAGTATTTCCAACATAAAAATCTTTACTTTGATCATAAGAACCTACTGTATCTCCTGAAGTAACAAAATCTGCATCAAGTGCAATCTTTTTTTGATTTGCTACATTCAGTGCATCTATTGCTGCAAGTTCAGTATCAAAATCTGTTTGTGCCTGTACAGGATTAGTTTCAAAATCAGCAATTTTTCCCGAATAAATACCTGTTCTAAGAAAAAATCTATCTGTTATTATTGTTAATGCTTTCATAATTATAATTATAAACCCATTGCTGTTAATTCTTCAGGTGTATATGTTACTGCAAGATAAACAGTATGAGCAATTGCAGCAAATTCAGCATCAAATGCTGATATATCACCAATACCTGTTCTTAAATATAAATCGTAACCAGTTGTTGACACTTCTGTTGTCATTGCAAGAAATTTTATTTGATCTCCATAAGAAGTTCCGTCAGAATTTGTAACATAAGCACGTGCATAATATGTAGCATTTTTTGTTAATCCAGTTAATGTACTTATAAAAATACCCGTAGTACCTGTTTGAATAGTTTTACTATTTCCAGTTGTTGGATTAGAAGATGTACCCCAAACAACACCACGATGAACTATTGAAGCACCTACTGTAACATTACCACCACCACTTGCATTTATTTCTGTTATTTTTGTTATTGGTGTTGTAATAATTGTTGCTAATGCTGGTAATGTTGTAAATGTTACTTGATTTCCATAAGCAGTTCCCACACTATTGGTTGCATAAGCACGAACATAATATAAAGTATTTAATGCTAATCCTGTTAATGAACTTGTAAATATTCCACTTCCTGTACCGTTTGTTGTTTTACTATTACTTATTGTTGGTGTTGCGCCTGTACTCCAACAAACACCTTTTGCTGTTATTGTTGTACCTCCACTTGCCGTTACATTACCACCACCAGTTGCAGTAGTTTGTCCTATCGAAGTTATTGTTGTTGTAGTAACCGTTGGTATTGTTAATGTTGTAAATGTTACTTGATTTCCATAAGTAATTCCACCAGTATTAACAGCATAAGCACGAACATAATAAAGTGTGCCTCCTGTTAATCCAGTTAAAGAACTTGTAAACGTACCAGCTCCTGTACTATCAGAGGTATGACTACCTGATATTGTTGGAGTTGAACTTATACTCCAAGCAACACCACGAGCAGTTATTGAACTACCAGTGACATTACCACCGCCTGTTGCAGTAGTTTGTCCTATTGTTGATATTACTGTTGTCGTAACTATTGGTATTGTTGCTAATGTTGTAAATGTTATATCACTAGCATAAGTAGTTCCCGTGCTATTGGTTGCATAAGCACGAATATGATATAGAGTATTTTGTGTTAATACAGTCATTGGTGTTGTAAATACACCAAGAGTATTACCAGTTAAAGTAGTATAACTACCTCCACTAATCGCTGGATTTGAACTTATACCCCAAGCAACGCCACGAGCTAATATTGTACCACCACCATTACCAGTAACGTTACCACCACCAGTTGCAGTGGTTTGCAATATCGAAGTTACTGTTGTTCCAGTAACTGTAGGTTTTGTCATTATAGTAAATTTTTAATTTATAAAATTATTTATATTTCAAAAATTAGTCTTGAGAATCAAGTGAGTTTCCAGTAGTAAATGCTAATGCGTCTATTGCTGCAATTGCTGCTATTGCTGCATCTATTAATGTACCACTTGCATATCCAGTCTGAAAAGTTAGATAGGCTGCTGAACCTGTTTGTCTCAAATAAAGTCTGTAAGATGTTTGATTTAATTTCATTGTCGTAAATTTTAATTGTTTAAAGTTATTTTTAATATAAATACTGAAGAATCTCAAGAATATTCTTATTCTTAAAATTATTTCATTAATTTCCTTTAGTTTCGCTTAAGAAAGGAGTAACGTCCTTTTTAATTATAAATACTTTGTTTTTATTCCAATTTAAATTATCTTTGTATTTATATTAAAAATAACAAACATGGATAATCAAAATTTAAACTGTTGTGGAGTTTATAAAATAACTAACAGTATTAATAATAAATTTTATATTGGTTCATCATATAATATTAAAGCAAGAATTAGAAAGCATTTTGAATTATTAAAAAGAAAATCACATCATAGTATTCATTTTCAAAATGCATATAATAAATATGGCAAAGAGGTATTCACTACATGTGTATTAGAAACCTGCGAAAAAGATGATATATTATCTCTCGAACAAAAATATCTAGATAATATAATTGATTGGCAACACGTATACAATATGTCTAAAATTGCAAGTGGTTGTAATTATGATTTATCAACACATTCAAATCGAAACGAAATTATAGAAAAAATGAGTATTGCAAATATGGGCAAACATACTAAACCGTTTTATATTGATAATGTGCGATACGAGACACTTCAGAATGCAGCAGAAGTTTATAGTATTGACATTAAAGCAATATCAAGTAAATTAAAAAATTGGAAAAATAAAAATTATTATTATGAAAATAATCCTAAGATTGGTGAATATAATGTAGATATACACAAATCCTATTTTTACAGACCAATAAAGAATAAAATATTGTATTATTGTGATTGTGGTACTGAGATAACTAAAGATTCTAAATATTGTAAAGAATGTCGTAAACTCAGAAAAGATAAGAGAAAATATATCAATCCTGTTATAATTAATGGAGTAAAATATGATTCAGCAAAAATAGCTTCAAAAATTGTTGGAATTGAATATGCTACTTTAATATATAGAATCAATGCAAATACATTAATATTTAAGGATTATTATTATGCCAATAAACCAAAAGATATTACCAAACTGGTAACAATTGAACAGATAAATAAAAAAATATCAATTAGTAATACTGGTAATAAAGGACCTGCTAATAAAAAACCCTTTACAATAAATAACGAGCATTTTGAAACATTAGGAAATGCATCAATAAAACTTAACATAAGAAAAAACAGAATCTGGTCGAGATTAAATAATCCAAATTTTATTGAATATAAATATGTTAATTAAATAGAATCACCTTTAGTTCCATCATCAAAGGGAAATACATCGGATTTTGCGGGAATTCCTGTTACCTTTTTCCAGTAGGGAGCGAACCCACCAATAGTTTTTTTAGTTTCGTCAGTCACATTATTGGCACTTTCAAGTTCATAGTATCTGCTTTTTTCACCACTCATATTATATTCAATAATGTCACCACGAGTAAGTTCTAAATTCTTTTCTTCCAATTCTTTAAGATACACACCAAATGAGATCACGCCTGTGTCATCACGAGCAATACCTCCGGGGTTTGTACCATAGTTTTCCTGCTTGCCTTCTTCAACATTAACCATTACCGATATTCGAACAGGTGGAAGATATTTTTTATCTTTTGCTTTTGTCTGACCGTATAAATTATGTGACTTTGTTTCAATAATGTTAATTCTATGTATTGTAACTTCACCCACGTTATCAGTTTGCAAATAATTTCTACCATACATAACATCAAGATCAAAAGAATTCTGGGTCATAAACATCCCATATCTATTATCCTCTAAATCAATTATTTGTTTTTTCTTTTTCATATTAAATTGATATAATTGGGAAAGTTGGTGGTTGATATCCACGTTCTCTATTAACATTTTCAGCAATATCAGCACGAATTTTTGTTAAACTCTCCTGTGTTATATATGATAATTGTTCTAACAATTCTTTTTTAGTATCTTCTAATAATTTTGTACCTTCATCAAGCAAATGACGATAATCCATTGTTAATTGTTTATCTGTTACACCAAGTTCACCAGTATAAAACCCCCTCACTCCACCAATAACAATTTTTACCTGTGCAATAAGAAAATTTCTTATTTGCTGACGTGCAACATCATTCATTTTAGTCCAGTCCAATACTTTTGTTGGAGCATCTGAAGGCAATTTAACAATATCACTATTTTCTTCCAAACATTTATCCCTACCCCCCTGATTTGTATCATAATACCAATACCAAACTTTTCTTCCAGCATAGTGATTACCCCATACTCCACTGATTTCATGACGACTACCCGGGATTGGGTACAAATGCAACACCTTTTCTCCACTTGCCAGACCTGTAATACGATATGTTAAAATTGACTGCATAACTCTTTGTTTCATTCTTCTGTCTTGTGCAGAAAGTAATGTTGAAAAAGTTGGTTGGACGTACATGGAGGGACGACCGAGGTATGACCATCCGACCATACCCGGTGACCAAGCATTCAGAGCAAACGGGTCTACCAGACCACCATCAATTTCTGCAGGTGTTTCCCACAACACTTCATTAACTTCTCTGCCTTTAGGTATGATATAATGTTGTGTATTTGCCAGTGTTATGATGAAATCACGTTTAAGTTCCCAACCAGTAGCTGCAGGTGCATTAGTACCTAAACCTACTTGTCTTGAATAAGCATATGTGAATGATTCCATATAAGTATTTGGTTTTGTTGTGAAAGCACTAACAAAATCACTATATTCCAAACTTAAACCTTCTAATCCAATCCATTGCTGTTGAATTAACCAACTATTTACTATTGATGAATAATCTTCAATAGCCATTTCAAAATATGAGTCCATCATTTCATCTTTGATTTCAAAGGGTCTCATTGGATATCCCAGCACATGTTTAACATGTGTGTATAATTTATTTTTATCAACTGTTGCAATTAACGCCATAATTACTTATATTTGTATTCAAATTTATTATAAATACTTTAATAGTCTTATTATGTATACAATTGACTTCGAAATTAATTTAAATGAGAGAGGCAGACCTTGTATTGGATTACCAGCAAGCTATAAAGATAAACCAGAAGACAAATTTTTTGCAATTGAAATAGCAAGATATGTTTTACAAAATACATATAATCGATTAAGTGAACACTTTGATGAAGATACTGCAAAAAAAATTGATCTTACTATTCGTGTACTTGGACAAGTTAGCGATGAAATGGCAGAATTACTCTGGAACACTATGAAAGCATATGGAGATACTGAAATGATATTAGGCAAACCATATTATGTATCTGTTGATACTATTGAAGAAAGAGATAGTCTTGCAAGTACTGGTATTCTTGAAGGAGAAAAAATATATTTACGTGAAGACGAATTGAAAGTTCTTGTCAAAAGCGAAAATAAAATATATAAATTAACTGGTGGTAATGATTGGATTGAAATATTATGAATTGTATTGGTTGTGGTAAATGTTGTAAAAAACATTGGCTTTTACGATTAACAAGTGAGTACGAAAAGTCATTATTTCAAGGTTTAATAGTATATGGTGATTATATCTGGACTGACGAATGCCCTTATCAAAAAGATAATAAATGTACAATTCAAAATGATAAACCATATAAATGCAAAGAATATTTTTGTGAAAAATATTAAAATAAATAAATTAATAATAAAATTATAATTAGGAGGAATTAAAATGATACACAACATTACTGTTTCGATTGAAGTTGACCTTATCAACGTTTCTGAAGAAAAATATCGTGAAATTCATGCAAAACTCACGAAAAATATTTTTGATGCTAATCCAGAGAGACTTTCTTTTGATGAATTGAATGAAATCTTATGTATAAAAAAGAGAAAATATCTTACAAAAAGTATTCAATTTCCTGAAATGGATAGCTCGGATGATAATGAATTTACTATTAAAACAACACATATTGAAATTCAAGGATAATTATGAAAAAATTTAAAATTGCATTTTTTGAGGGTGATAAAATCATTTATTCTAAGAAATTTGATTTAGATGCTCAAGGCATTAAATCTGCTGCTATAGAAATGAAATTATGGGAAAAGGGCAATGAATATGATAAATTTACATACACATCAATTGTATTAGAAGATGAATCATAAACCAACTGCTGAACAAGAAAGAATTTTCTTATTTACCAAAAAACGTCAGGAAAATATTTTAGTTAAAGCACGTGCAGGAACTGGCAAAACATATACAGCAATTGAATGTGCTAAATTATTGCCACAAGATAAAAACATTATGTTCTTGGCGTTTAATAAACATATTCAGGAAGAACTTAAAACTAAACTACCAGAACATATACGCTGCTACACAACTTATGGCATTGGTACTGGGGCAATTAAAAGAAAATATGGTGATAGCATTCAATTCGATGAATTCAAAGCAGATAAAATTATTCAAAAGAAAGCAAAATCATGGGGGTTAGATGATGAATTTAATGATGAAGAAGAAATAAACTTTTATCTTAATTCAATAAAAAAACTTGCTAACTTATGTCGTTTAACATTAACCACAAAACCAGAATTTATACCTTATATTGCTGACAGATATGAGATTACAAATTTGAGAAAACCACAAGACATAAAAAGAGTGCTCAAAGTGCTTGATGAAATGAGCACTGATAGAAAAACATATGATTTTACAGATATGATTTATCTACCTGCGATTGATAATGGTATTTGGTTTTTTCCACAAGATTATGTGTTAGTTGATGAATTTCAAGATTTAAATCGTTGTCAGATAAAAATTGTTGAAAAAGTTTTAAAAAAAGATAGAATAAGTAAAAAAATCACAGGCAGATTATTTGCTTTCGGGGACGAATTCCAAGGTATTTATGCCTTCAACGCAGCAGATGATAAAGTAATACAATGGTTCGAAAAATTTCAAAATACAAAAACGTTACCCTTAACAATTTCTTTCAGATGCTCTCAAAATGTGATAAAAGAGGCACAGAAGATAGTACCAGATATCAAAGCACTCCCAGATGCCCCAGATGGTATCGTAAGAGATGGTAGCGTGCTCGCAGAAGCACAAAGTGGTGACTTTGTTCTTTGCAGGACAACAATGCCTCTGGTGAAGCTATTCTTTGAATTTCTGACACAGAAGAAAAAGGCAATCATTAAAGGCAGTGATATTGGAGTACATTTAATTGAACTAATCGGCAAAATCAATACAATAGAAAAATTAGTTACTTTCTGGGAAAAAGAACTGGCTAAATTCAAAAAAGATTTAAAGGCAGATGGTATATTAAATCCTTATGAACATAGTGGTTATTCTGCACTTGAAGATAAAGTTATGACGTTATTATTTTTAGCCAGACTTACTGATAGTATTGAAGGATTAAAAACCAGTATAAAAACAATATTTACTGATGAAATTCAGGGTATTGTACTCAGTACAGTACATAAAATTAAAGGTTTAGAAGCAAAGAGAGTATTTATAATACGTCCTGATTTATTACCAATGAAGAACGTAAAAGGTTGGCAATGGATTCAAGAACAAAATTTACATTATGTTGCGATTACGAGAAGTTGTTTAGAACTTATTTATGACAGAACATGGACAGACGAAGAATAGATATTGAAGAAGAACGCAACATAACAAATGACCATCGTTCAAAAAAAGAAAAAAATAAAAGAAAAGTATTAAAATGGCTAAAGAAAAAACAATCGAACAACTTGAAAAAGAGTTAGAAGACTTAAAAACATCCCATAGAAGTCAGTGGGACACTTACGGTAGCGAACTTTGTGCTGGTGATATGATCAGACAAGAAGAAGAACTTGAAAAAAAGATAGCAAATCTAAAAGCTACAAATATTGGTTTAAAACAACTTCGTGAAATAAAAGAAGAAACTAAAAAGCGTTGGGAAAAATTAGGACTATTAAAATGAAAGTAATTATAGCTGGCAGTAGAGATTTTGATGATTACGAATTGCTTCGTAAATATTGCGATTTTTATTTACAAAATCAAACAGAAATTGAAATCGTTAGCGGGACAGCAAAAGGTGCTGACCAGTTAGGTGAAAGATATGCAAAAGAAAAAGGATATCCAGTAAAACAATTTCCTGCTGACTGGAGTAAAGGAAAATCAGCAGGTTATATCAGAAATGAAGAAATGGCAAAATATGGTGATGCATTAATTGCTTTTTGGAACGGAATGAGTAAAGGGACCGAACATATGATTAATTTGGCAAAACAATATAATTTAAAAATAAGAATTTGTAATTATACAATTTAATAATTATGGAATGGGTAATACATATTGAGGGAAAAAATGATCGAAGAATCATGATTTGTTTTGAACCATTGAAAGAATCGATACGATTTATTGGTCAATTCAAACCACTTGCAAGAGACACTATAATTAAAGACCTTAAAGCTGGTTTTACTTGGTCTGATATTTCTGAAGAGATGCATTCAATGGATATGGATTTGGATACTCTTAAAGAATATATATCAAAAGTATATGACAAAATGGAAGAAAGATTGAAAGTTCAGGATGATCTTTCAAAAACCTTTACTGTTTTTAAGAAAATTGAAATAAAAGAAGATTAATGATTGCCATTAACTGTAGTGTTTTTAATTGATGTAGAATCACTACTATTACCGCCAAACGAACCACCTGTATTTGGAACGTTTTGTTTACTTTGTATATAACCAGAATTATTATTTAAAGCATTTACAGATGCACCTAATGCTCCAATTGAAGTGTTGATTTTTCCAAGTTCCTGATAAAATATAGTATTTTGTGCTTTTTGGTCAGTAAACATCATTTGATAATTTGTTTCAGTTAAATTTACTTTAGGCACTACGACAAGTTGATAAAATCCATAAAATAAACCTAACATAGTTCCAATTAATGCAAAAAAACTTTTTACAGTAAAAATAATTTGAGTAGCTCCGCTAATTTGTTTTAATCCCATTATTGTTGTAATTTTATTTTCTTTTTAATTATTATCTTTAAAATAAATTGAATTTTTCCAAGTGATTTTAATATTAATTGTATCTAAGCTGCTTTCATACCAATAAATTATTGTTGGTGTTGTTTCTATTATTGCTGTAAACCCATCTGGAAATTGTGAATGTGTTACTTCTGTACTATCAATAAATACTTTTGCATTATATATCCATGTTTTAGTTAATTTACCGTTATAAATAGAATTACTTGTTAATATTAATTGATATCTATATTTTGGCAATTTAGTTACAGTTTTTTGTATTTGTGCAAAATTTTCGTATGTTAAAATTTTTTCCTTGGTAACATATGATGAAATTGTAATTTTATTTCCTGAAGGTAATTCTTTATCCCATGTACCAAAATCTTTAACTGTTACACTTTTACTATACGTTTGTGCGTTAAGGGTAACAAATCCAAAAAACAATAAAATAATAAACATTAATTTCTTCATCATATTAATATTACAACCATAAATACTTATATAACAAAAAAAGGTAACCTATCGATTACCTTTTCTTTTATTTAGCTATTGATTACTGTAAGTCACCAATTCCGAAAGTCTGAAGACCATCGCAGAAGATTCTACCATAGTATCTGTTCAATACCATTTTCTTTGCATATCTTGTCATGATACCACGAATCGGTGTGAAATCAAAAGGATTATACATGACAGGCGTAAGTTGCATTGGTACGTAAGGAGCGTAAATATAGCCGGTCTCTAAGATACTTGTTCCTTTATGTCCAACTAACACTGTGTTAGCAGGAGCATATGGGTCACGATATACCTGATATCTGCCACTAAGAGTACCGATTTTTTCAATACCCATATTGTATTTATCCTGCTCTGGAGCAGCATTAGATACATGGAAGTATTCAAGGTCATCGAATACTGCACTCACTTCAGGAGATACTACAACCCAAGAAGCACCACCACGAAGGGTTGCTTTATGAATCTGTGCTGAAATCTGGTTGATCTTTGTGATCAATGTCTGATTCCAGTCTTTCTGTACACCATAATAAGTGTTAGTTCCTTTACGAAGTCCGTTGTAGTCCCAACGAGCTGTCCAAGCTGCACCACGTCTTAAATCACGAAGGATTTCACGGTCAATTTCAGCAGCCATTTGTTCTGACAATAAAGCTGTTAATTCAGCTTCTGCGTCAATGTTATGGAATGCACTAACGTCCTGTGCCAATTCAGGTGTCCACATAGCACGCATTTTACGTGTTTCTACAGATACTGTTACTTGGTCAAGAACGAAGGTTACTTCAGCCATTCTTGAATCTTCTTCAAGATCGCTGTATACTCTGTAAGTAAAGTAGAATGTTATACCAGTTGCAACTGTAGTTGCACTAAGTGGTAGATAACCACCAGTTCCAGCGTATTGTATGTCAGCTAAAAGTACAATTGTACCTGTTTTGCCAACAATTGCTTGACCGTATTTTTGAACCTTTACGTTGAAAGGAATTGCTGTACCTGCAGAAATACTACCATCTGTAGCATAAGGAGAAGGAGCAACAAAATTAGTTTTTGAAGTGATTCTCAAACCAGCAAGGAATGATTCGGTATCCATTGGCACGCCAGCAGGACCGATCAATTTACCTTCACTTGTAGTAGTGAAACCACTAAGTGTGAGTGTAACGAATTTATCAGTACCAACTACCCAAGTAGAAGCAGCAGTTTTACCGGTTATAATTGTCATTTCACCTTTTGAACGATCAAACAATGATGTACCTTCTTCATTATATTTAGTTGCATAGAATGCATCGTACAATGAACGACTTTCGAACTGTGTTTTTGCACTAAGTGCTTTTTCAGCAGAGTTTCCATATGCACCATCAGGTGATGTTTGATTGAAATTAGGAGCATTATCTACTCTTACGCTTGCTTTCGGATTGATGTAGTACAATTTACCAATCGGTAAGTTAAGTGCCTGTACAGACACGATGTCATTTGCTAACAATTTAGCAAATACTCTACGAATTACGGGGAATGCAACGGTTTCGAATTGTCCACTTGAAGACGAATCTGACGATTCATTGATCATGTGTGATAACTGGTTTTCGAAAAGCTGTGCGCAATTCTCTTTCACGTTACCTTCAAGACCTTCAAGAAGACCGATTTTTTCCCAACGATTTGTTGTTATTTCTCTTTGTTCACGGAGTTGTTTTAAACCAATGTTACCAACTTCCGCACTTTCCATTAAAAATCCCATTTTATAAATTTTTAGATTTTATGATATTATTTTTTTGCCTCTGTGTTCTATGGTTTCGATAATTTTCCTCATTCTCTGAATATGTTTATCGTCTGCATAAGCTGTTTTTTCGATTACTTCATCAAGTTTTTGTTTTGAAGACGGCTGTATAGAAGCTGATACTTTAGTCTCAATACTTTCAGTAAGTGTTTTCTTTCCACCTTTCATTTCTGTAAGGAAATTCTTATACACTTTCTGTGATGAAATGATATTATCAACTTTTTTAAATTCGTTGATAATTTTAACTTTATCCTCTTGTGTTAATGCCAATTCTTCGTTTACCAATAAATTATTTACATGAGATAAATTGGTATTGAAAACTGCCATTTCTTTTAACTGTCCACGATATTTGTCCAGTGCGGATTTGTATTTTTCTACTAAAACCGTAGCGGTTTCTTTATATTTCTTAGTTTCGTTTATTTTTTTGGTCAACTTTTTGTTTTCCTCAATTAAACCACTAATCTTTTTCTCTGATTCTGTTCTAAGACCACTACGCATTTTTTCAGCAGCAGCCGTAGATTTATATTCTTTGCCCGGTATTGATGTTGAAGGAACTTTTTTCATATTTCCTAAAGTCTGTGTTAAACTTTCTTCAACAGGTGCTTCATTTGCACCACCCAATACTGCATCAATGTCGGCTTCTGATATTTCCATATTTCCGCCTAATTCATCAATAAGTTTTGAATCATATTGACCCTGATGCATTTTATCTAATGGGAAATTACCAGCATGCATTTCATCGACTGATTTTTCATCAATCATTGCTGTGGTCGGTCCGCCAGCATTTA